GTGAGATCTTTGCGATCCAGTCCTATAAATGGCATTCGAGTCTAAATGATAGACGTTATTGGCATTTGTTGATGATGATCCAGAGGAAAGGGCTGCCCCAGTGACGGTTGATGTTGGAAGACCATCATATGTTCTAGATGTTGAATTATAACTTACAAACGCCCTGTCATCTTTTTGTATAGAAACGGCAGTAAATTGAGCAACGACCATTGAACGGAATCCTGATGCCTTTGCGCCATCGGCGTGCATTCCGTTCATACCCCATACAGAGCGTAGGGAGATGTTGAAGATATAAGGAGAAGCA